TTTTAAACCAAAATAAATATTAGGAGAATTTACAACGAATTTACTATTTTCTCTATCACTTGTATCGAAATTAAAACTACCATTAGTACTAAAACCAATAGCTTTATCTGAAAATAATAAGATAGAATCATTTTTAGCATTAAATATTAGACGATCTGAATCTATTATTACTTGTTTTCCTTGATATATGTTAGGGGTATCTGGTATATAACTCATTACATTGTTAATTTAGCTACTTTTTCATGATTATTATATTTTTCTTTACTTAAATCCATCCCGCTTGGAATTCTTTGGTCAATATTACTAGATGGAATTCCTAATTCTTTACAATATTTACGAACATCAAACCAAGGACAACTTTTAGCTGCGATTTGATTATGACCCACTATTTGAATATCAGGATATCTAATTTGATATAATTTAATTAATTCATTTAAACTATTAGCTTGTTTTTTAGACATATTAAATATACCCGCCCCTCCTATCCAACTTATATTAAGAGTATTATTATTTCCTATGTCTGTACTTTTATTAAGACCATTTAATGGTTGACCTACACCATATGATTTTTCATTGTCAGGGTATATTTTAACACAATCACCATTTTGGTCTATAGTTATATGATACCCATGTTTCCTCCATCCATTATTATTGTCAGCTGATTGCATAAAATAATGTGCTACGTCTAAATGAGTAGCATTTGTAGTCATAGCTGTGGTATGAATTACTAGGTATTTTACTCTAGAGGATTCTGATTCATTATTTATTCTATTAGTAAATGTAGTAATAGGTTCAGGTGTGTGTAATTTAACTGAAAATGATGAATCCCTAAATGATGGTATAAGAGTATTATAAGATATATTTTCTATATTAAGGGTTGTACCTGTACTTTCATCTATATCTTCGCCTGTTTCTTCTGTTCCTGATATATCTAATATTTCCATTATTCCTACTCCATCTAAAATTTCTTCTGCATAATCCCCAAATGGGTCATCTGAGTTTTCGGTAGAGGGGGTGGGTGGTGGGGGAGTTGAATCAAATGATTCATTAATTTCAGATAAATCTTCATTAATTTGTTCAGGTTGAGTAATTTGGCTTTCTGGGGTTATATAATCCCCAGTTAATTGTTCTTGTATAGTAGGTTCTATAACTAAATTAGCTCCAAATGATTTTTGATTTAATGAGGCTGGGATAAAATTAGATAATTGTTGATTTGATGTCATGTAAATTGAGGAGGCATCCCCCATTACATCTTCTTTAGCATGAATCCAACCTTTATCGTCTAATTGATTTGATTGGCCATTTCTTATAATAGTAATGGGATCACCCAACTCACCTATATTACTCCATTCATTAGGAGTACCTACTTTATCACTTATATTAGTAGAACCAAATCTTATAGAATTACCAAATCTACCTTCTATAATAGTATCACCTTCATAAGGTAATAATGGTTTTACATTTAATTTTTCTTGAAAGTATTTACCTAAATTAATACCTGTTGATCCGTCTTCTACTTGTCTTGCAATACTCTGTTCATAGTCAGTAGATGAACCATTATTAAAATCTTCTATGTAAGGTAAAGCATTATGGTGGGGGTGATTCCATATATTTACTATAGGGAAATAGTATGTTGATATTTTATTATCTTTATCACCTGATGACATTATTAAAACTACTTCATTTATTAAAGGATAGTTTTTTACAAATGAAAATAATGGTTTTGCTGTAGAATCAGTAGATGGATTTGATTGATTTAATGTTGTATAAAATATAGTACCTATTGAATCATATTGTCCAAAATCTTCAAAACGATCATGTGAGGGGTCTAAAATAATATCAGTAATTCTAACAGCTATTAATTTAGTGTCAGAAGGTAATATTTGAAATTGGTTATCTACTCTAACTACAGCCATCTTATTTTTTTACTTCTTTCCCTTTTTCTGTTTCCTCTACAATATTTTGGAGTTGATTCATTTCTTCTTCAGTTAACATGTCTCCACCTCCACCAGTTGCGTTACCTGTAGATAAACGTTGTACTATGGCTGCCATTTTTAGAAGATGATCGTCGTTTTTAACACTAATTTCCATATATTCTTTAATTAATGGAACAACAACAGTAGCATCTCCTAAATTTTGGATAAGAGGTCTTAACTCAGCTATGAGTTGACCAATTTGTTTACCTTTTTTCTTTTGATTAACGTGAATCTCTTTAAGGAGATCAGAAAAGGTTTTATCGTCAAATATTACTTGATTTAATGAATCCATATTGTATTTTGTTATAAATATAGATTTTTTAAACTCTTACATATCCTGTTCTATCATATTCAGCATATAACTCGTGGTATTTTTTCTTAAGTACTTTAGTTACTTTAGTAATTACGGGAGTGTCTACGTTTGTGATTTCACGAATGTAAATGTAAAGGGCCTTTTTATTAAAAATCTCTAAATTTTCTCTACGTTTAAATAAAATATTAACAGCATCACACACTTTTCTATCGTGGTCTTTTTTAAATAACCTAAACATATGTTTATCTATATATGCTGTAAAATAATCTATAAAATCTTTCATGTCTTCTTTACGTTCAGGACGTCCAAGTTCATGAATTACTTTATCATCTTCATCAGCTGCTAATACGTCTGCTTTGATTTTTTTCTTTTTATAATTTGTATTATTATAAAGAATAAGATAATTTTTACCTACAATTGAAAAATAACTAAATGCCTTTGATCCTTTAGTTGGATCAAAATAATGAAGTTTTTCTAAAAGAAAACAAACAACTTCGTGTTTTAAATCTTCTAATGATTCAACTTCTGTGTAGTAAAATTTAAAGGTATGAATAAGATTTTCAGCTAATTTATAAAACGAATAATTTATACGGTCGTTAAATATTTTATTTCGAGTTGCTTCATGATCGGAAGCTAAATACTCACCAATAGCTAATTCGGTGTCGTGAGTAAAATACATTCTAGTACTTTTACGTCCACGTTTTTTCTTCTTCGGAGTAGGAGAACCAGCTACTGCCGGTTCTTTTTTTTCTGTTTTGCTCATTTATTATTTCATGCGAAATTCATTTAAGGCCTCTTGAATTTTTTTAATTTCTCCAAAAAACCAACCAATTTCGTCATCTGCGTAAAATACCCCTTTTTGATCTATTTCTTTTAATCGGGCATCGCAAGCTGCAATTGCGTCGCTTTGTTTGTTTATAAAATCCTCCATCGCTTCATTTTTCTTAATAAGATTTCTTATTGCAACAAAAGATGCAGAAATCGATAGAGTTAATAAAATTACTAATATTATTTCCATTTAATCTTCTTTAAAAAACGAATCAATAACACCTAATGTTGCTGCTGATAAGTTTGGATTATTTGCTTCATTTACAGCTTTAGATTTACGTTGTATTTTATCTGCCTTAGAAGCGTTTTTAGGTTTTGAAGTTACTGGATTTGTACCTGCGTTCCATAATTCAAATTCAATTTGAGCTGCCATGTGATCTGCTTGGTGCATTAATAATGGTAAGTGAGTACGTAAACGTGTTTCTTTTTGACCCGACATAAAATAGAATTTATTTGAATCATCATATAAACCATCATGAATTTTAATTGTAATAAATTCATTTTGAGTTACTTTACAACCAATTTCCTGTAGTATAAATAAAGATCGTTCAGGTACTTTCATAGCAGGTATGTCAGTATTAAATTTATATATTTGACCTAATTTATCTACGTGCCATTGAGAATCGTTAGGTTGATAATATTCGCCTTCTTGTTGGCCCATTTTACCCAAATCATGTAATAATGCAGCAAATCGCATTTCTTCAACCGTATATGTCGATATATCTGCGCCTTGTGCAGTCCAAACATCATACAATGAATTAGCACAATCTAAAACACGTAAAACGTGATCACAATAACCACCTGCAAATGCTGAATGGTGCCAATTTTTAGATGATGCGGGCATCATCATCATACGTTCTTCGTATTTTTTAAGAAATGGAATTAATATAGCTGAACGTTCTACTCCTATATTTTTTTCAATTTCAGTAAGATAACGATTCCAATTTGATTGAATTTTTTCTGCTGATAACATAACCTATTTTTTTTATTTAAAATGTACCTGTATTTTGTATTCCTCTAGCACCCATTTTTCCAGTAGATGATATGGTAATCATATTTTGAAGTTCTTCAAATTTTTCTTTTAAATCCCCATTTTCCATATACTGAATAGCTTCTTGGTTTTTACCTCTTTTAATTAAATTCATTAAAC